TCCTAACCTAGTAAGTCTAGTCCGGCTACCCAGTCAAATATGGTTCTTCCATATTGACGGACCGGCACTCCTTACTCGGGAAGGGAAGATACACATCGAAATCCGCATTCAATCGGTACCTGGGTTAAACTAGGAACTGAAACCAATCGGCTTGAGTGGCTCAGAGCCCCAGTGTATTAAAGACTTATTGAGAGAATCGACATCTCCCTTCTTAATGAGGAGCGTAAATGCTCAGTCACTAAAAGGGTCGTTGATATCTATCTCAAAATTAGCTTTATACACCAAGGAATAAGCTCTGATAAGAAGAGCATAACGTGAAACACGTTTAACCTCTTTCTTATCTTGCCAGTCAATAGATGCCATATCTAAAGATTTATCTGAGATCAAGAAAAGAATATTTTCTCACGAACTATTGTGCTCCTTTCACAACAAGAGAGCCCATAGATCGATAAGAGAAATTAAACTTTTACCAAATCTAAACCACAACACCCAAAAAGAAGGTGAAACAATTTTAGATATGGATTCAAAGATCCAGAATGATCATCTTACTAGTGAGGAGAATTCTCCTTTAATAGTTGATCCCAACACGAATGTTGAAGATCAATTCTTATTGAAGTAATCTAACTCACGACTAAGATTTCTAATGTTTTCAGCTAACATGTTAAGTCTAACTTGCTTTACAGCATTTAGAACATACCATGGTAGTTTAAAAGCGTCTGTCCGAGCAGAAGGTCACATTATGGTAATTGCACGGTTGAGAGACCGTGCATCTTCCATTGATGCCTTCGTTACAGCTCCATTCAGACCGAAAACAGATCATAATGCTAAATACTTTTGGGTTGTGAAGCCCTTAAGTTCATTTAGCAATCTGAGTAACGCACTATAGTCACTTATCGCATCTTGTTTGAAGCATTCTGCTACTAGAGCACCAAAATAACCTTTATCTCTAATGGTCCGGAGAAGAATCCCCGGGCCAATAGGAGTATAGTTACATTGAGGTCCAATCAATACCTTTGCAAACTCTGCGAAATCTTTCGAAATCACAGATTTGTAAGGATTGATTGTAAGACCCAAGGAATTCATCAGATTTTGATATTCCGAAGCAATAATGTCATTATAAATAACGACATCGTCACCCAGGACACAATAATCTTCAAAATTGAATACTTTAGACCTAATGGCAGCGACTCTCACTATTACATGATGAGTCAAAGCTAATAGGCCAAAAGATGAATAAGCTCCCATAGGTTGTCCCACAGAATACTTGATAAACATTTTATTGTATAATCAAGCAAAGTTTAACAATTGATACCAAACTCAAGATCAAAATCCGCCTGTAAGGGCTGACAAGATTTGAATTTGAATATCAATAGGTAAACGATCTGTCGCAGCTGAAAGATCGAAACATGAGAAATTCTGGCCTGGCTTCAACTTCGCCTTCTCTATAAGAGAATGGAGAGGTTTACGCTGGTCAAAAGTTCCATCACATTCGATCCGGGAGAGTAATCGGAAAATTGATTTATGCCATGGATAAAGAACAAGTTGGATTCAGTAGTTTGTTATAGCAACAATTCTACCTTTTCCAGCTTGATCCTTAACCACAGCCAATCTTCCAATCGGTAGGACGCCTCAGAAAACAAAAGAAATAATAGCAGGGATAATACCCAACAATAATAGCGGGAGTATTCATAATAGAATAAATACCCCTTTTATTGATGATAACAAACTAATAATTACTAAAAGTAATTGTTTAGGATGATGTCATAATGCTACTAAGTCGAAGTTACTTCCCCACAGCGATTTTGTCGCTAATGGTGAAGCAGATTCTAGATTAATCATCTTGAAATCTGAATGAGGTAGTCTAAAGATAGATAAATCCTTCAGTGCGCGTTTAATTAAAGCGAAATCGAAAACTGTCGCTGTTCCAGTAAATGGAGCAATGATAGTATCAAGTTTCGCACGCTGCACTGTTGGAAATACTCTATAGATTGAGATTAGCGTCAGTATAAATTTAACCCCCGCATTACTTTTATCCATGAGATAAGATCTCAATTCAATTGGTAAAACGGATGGTATTCCGAAAGAATCTCTCTTGACGTAGACCCCGCTTTTGCGTGGATCTATTTCAGGAGACCCACTAAGATATTTAATAATCAATCTTTGACACTCTTTAAGATAAAGGAAGGTAAAGTTACTTCCTGATTTCTTTCAGAGAGTCGAGATTCGTTTAAAGAATAAATTAGTGGCTTTCTTTTGAGTATCCATCCCGAAGATTCACATGACCAGGTATGAAAATCTGGAAAACTCTTTTGGAGTAATTCAGACTTTCCGACCATGATCTTTCTTTCTTTGGGACAGTTGATCAATAATAGTTCTTTTCATAGAATTGTTGTTGTTTAATTGTTTCCAAATGAGAATATAATGTTTAAAACATTATATGAGTGGATTTCTACACTCATAGCTTAGGTATAACGAAATAGTAGATTCCTATGTTTTCTCCCCGGGCGTGTTGTCCAACCAACAATGATCAACTATCATTGGTTGTTTGGTATGACTCATCCGTCGGATATTCATAGTATTTCTATAATGTTAATTCCATGATCTTACAACTTAATGTAATGAATGGCTAACTTGAGGCTCTAAGCAGACACTTCTCACAAGCGGTT